TCCATAAACCAAAGGAAACACCCAAACGCGCGTTACAATTGCGCCAAATTCATAAGTCCACGCTTCCCAATCAGCTACCGTACCCGCACCGCTTGGGTTTTGAATCTTACGTAATATTGAGGCGCGGTACTCATCATCTGTTTGTACGTCAGAACCGCCGCCAATTCCAGCGGGGCTTACAACTGCGCTAGAGATTCCAGCGATTGAACTTGCCGTGGTCACAGGCGAATTTGCAGCCAAGTTTGTAGAAAGTCCAGTTGTTTCTGAAATCACCTGAACGTCAACAAAAGTCCCAACAATAACCTTGCCAAAAATAACGCGGTACTGGTTGCCGCCTTGCGACGTGAAAATCGTATCCGTTGGTACAGATGTGCCGTCAGCTCCAAAAACTCGAATCAACCCAGTTGATGCGGTTGCTTGACCGCGAGACACTCCATAAGTCGCGCCAATCTGATTTAAATAGTCACCCGTTGCCGTCGTCGCAAAGAATTGCTTTGATAAAAAATCAAGCGCAGAATAAAGGCCATCCGCCAAGGCTGCCCAAATGCGGGCAAAGACATTTAAAATGCTAAAACGCACGCGCGCATCTGCGCCACTTACAAGTGCGTTTATTTCTGATTCGCCCGTTTTGACGAGGTCTGTGAGCGTTGGTCTTTGAATTGCCATATATTCCTATTCGCAGTCTACTTTGCATCGGCTTTGATTTACCGCATAGCCGACAATACCATTTGAATCAGTAACCTTATACTGCCAGTTATCGCCAGCCGTTGGGTAAATCCAAACATCCGGCGCTGCGCCGTCACAGCTTGAGATTTTTACCGTGGCCGCTGGGTCACGTCTATCTGTAGCCAAAAAGCCATAACCGCCGCAAAGCATTGGGTATGAGGCGCAGTAATCGTTGTACACAACCTCGCACCCCGTGTACTCGCAATCGCTAACAACTTGGTTTTGCCAAGCGTATCTAAACTTAAAGTTTAAATCATTGTCGCGCGGGCGGCAAAGCGTCACAGAAATTCCTAACTGGTCTTTGCAAAGTGCGCCCGTGCAATCAGCAACGTATTCGGCCTCAATCAGAACTTTGTCAGCCAGCCCGTCTTCGACAAGCCAGTCTGTGGCCTCGCGCACGTAACCAATTGCAAGTTCAGGCACGTCGCTAGTGGATTTTGAGCTTTCAAGCAGCCAAAGCCGCGAACCCCAAAAAAAACCATCTAGTGCATCACCCCACCACCCGCGCTTGTCATCTTGAGTTTTTGGCAGTTCGTCATTATCCCAAGAGCGCCTATCTGTGAACAATGATACCATAAGTGCGGTTAAAAGTGTGTTTTCTGTTGCTAAATCTCCGCAAATAACACCAATGTCAAAACATGAGTTTTGCTCGCATCCCGTGAATAATTGAACGTCCATTATTGAGCAGCCCCAGTGTTTACGCCGCCGCCGTTGTCGTTTCCGTTGTTTTGCGGGTGCGTGTGTGTCTTGCCGATATTTGTACCGTTTTGCGTCATGCTTGTCGCGTCGTATGATATTGAGCCGCCGCCAAGCGTTATTTTTGCGCCGCCACCGCTGTCTAGCACGATTGAATTGCCAGCCATGCTTATTGTTGCGCCGCCGTTGTTCGCCAAAACGATTGAGCCATCCGCTTTCAAGTGAACCTTTTGCCCAAACTTTGAATAAAGAACAGACTCTCCATCCTGAATTTTTGGGGCGTTATCATCCGCGAACGCTAAAATCACGGTGTGGTCACTTTGACCGTTTACGTGCGCGCAGATTCCAGTTTCAACCTCCTGCGGTGCAATGCTCTTTAAACCATACTGGTGATAATGCTCAACGTCGTTATTGATGCCGCTGTCTGGCATTTCAATTTGATATTGCGGCAAAGGCGTGGCGGCTTCAACCAGCCGCTTTACGAATGTTGAGATAAAGTTCATCGAATATTGCCCTTATTTTGCGCGCCGCGTGTTTCTCGCTTCGCCTCTTTGTTTTTGGTAAGCTCGGGGTTTGGCGCATAAGCCTGTGGCACAACAAGCTCCATTTTTGCCGTTGTACCGCTTTCGTCAATCGCAAACTCAATCGAATCGATTACGAAGTCGGTATCTTGACGAACCCAAGGGCATTTAACCCGAACGAGCTTGTTTATTGTCCAAAGCTCGCCATTTGATTCGCGCCAACCCTGAACTTTAACGCTCAATTTTGTAGCCCTAGCCTCGCGCCTAGACGCTTCCCATTGCGCCTGCGTCTTTGCCCGTGACGAATCCACCTGCTCGCTTGCGCTTATCGTAAGCGGCCGATAGCGCCCTACAATGCCGTTTGATTTTTCGCGCTCAATCTCACCGCTACCCAAAACGCTGCTTTTTCTGTCCAGTTTTTGACCAGTTTTTGAGGTTGCGCCATGCGCCTGCCCCTTGACCGTGATTTTAGAGAATACCTCTGTAAAGTCTTTTGAGTAGTCAACGGACAATAAATTTTCACCCAAAACAAGCGCATCATTGCATCGCCCTGCCAAACCAGCGCGGGTAATCAACAAACCGCCCGACTTATCAGAAACCACAAGAACGCCCTGCACCTCTGCCATTTTTTGGATAGCAGAATAAACAGATTCGTCGTTTTTTACCGATTTTCTTGGCAATCGCTTGCCTCCGTTTTTTGCGTCTTTAATAGCTGTGGCTTTGGTGTAACCTGAATCGTCACCCTCAAGCTGCGTTCGTACATTTATGCCAAAAGGTTTTACCAAGTCTTTTAAAATAAACTCGAAACTTTGGTTCACATATTCACGGGCTTCGCATGTGCAATCAACCAAATCACCCGCCTTGTCGCGGCCTTCTGCTGTTATCGTGTGCGAAGTTGCATCGAACGTCGCGCTATTTACGTCAACGTACCCCATAATCATAACATCACTTCCGATTTTTACCGTACATGAATCTCCCGCTTGTATCTCCCATCCATCTGTTTGACCGTCCCATTTTTCAGAAACGTCGAGCGCAAATTTACCGCTCAACTCGCTTATTGAGTTTGTGATTGAAATGTTTTTCCAGCCGCTGTAAACATAGCCGCCAACCTCAATGGACACTCTGTTTTGCTCAATTTCGTCATGGTCATTCTTTTTATTTTGATACATTCGCGACAAGCTCCACTTCTGATTTTGCCATAACAAACAGCGGGTTTGGTATGTTATTGCGCGCGTTTAATTCATCGTCACGTAATACGCCGTAGTTTTTATACGACACCACGATTGACGGCATTGTCATGTTTGATGAATCATAAAAAGTCACGCCAAAATTTTCAGATTCGGCCGTCATGTGTTCAATAACTGCCGTGCGCAAAGCAATGAGCGCCTCCTTGGTAGCTGAAAATCCCGAAACTTCTGAAAGTGCGAAAATCTCATCGCTCATTACAATCATGGCCTCACGCCGCAAAGATTCAACCTCGGCGCGTGACATTAAAAACGGCGAACCGCGCAAACTCACAGAATCAACTTGTGGGCGGTTTTGCGTGTTTACTTTATCCGCCGCACGCTTGCCAAATTCTGCGGCGTAAAATGCTGAGTACATGGTATTAAATGCCGCCGTGTTTTTGTCACCCTTGATTTTCGACTTACGCTCAACAGGCTTGCCAAAGCTCGCAACTTGTTTTTGCATAACGCCTAAAAGCCCAGCCATGTACCTGCCCTGCACAATCGCACCGCTCACATTGCTCAAACCGATAAGCGCCGCAGCTTGTTGAAACGCGGATAAGTCACCAGTTGCAATTCGCCCGATTTTAGCCATCGCGGTTGATGTGTCTTTAAAAAGTGAGTAGGCCTCATCGTAAGAAACGCCAGCCAATTCTTCTAAACTCCACCCAGCGTCAAAATCGCCAAGCACGCTTTCAAAAAACTCATTGTAAGCGTCTGACATAAAGCCGTATGTGTTTCGGTACTTAATCGAGCGAAAGTTTACTTCGCCTTTTTCAATGAATGTAAATGCAAAGTTTACCAGACCTCCAGCCTCTTGAGCCGACTCTGAAACTTTAAATGCCTCAATAAACCCGCGCAGCTCTCCAAAGTATGGGTGCTGAAACTTTACCTCACCGCCTTTTTCTACCTCATCGATTAAAGCGTCGCGCCGTGTCCAGTGGTTATTGTTGTTTTCAGGTATTGCGCCATACCACGCGTTTATTTCAATCTTGCGGGTTTTTCTGCCTAAATCCTCCACAAAGGGCTTGTCACGCTGCGGAAACTCATGAATGGCAATCCTGCGGCCTGTGTCAAGGTCTGACTTATCAACGAATATTTCAATTCCGTTGATTTTTGCCTTTAAAAGTTTTGAACGCCAACTCATCCCATAGCCCCCGTAGGTAATGCTGAACGACTAGGCGCTGTGCCGCCAGCCACGTTTACGTTCACGCTTACGTTAGAAAGTGCAGATGCAATTTGAGCAGGCAAAGCGTTTATTGCGTTTGTAAACGTTGAAACAGCGCTGCTGAATGATTGAGTTGTTGCCGCATCTTTTGACGCTGTTTGCTCCTCTTTTGCCGCCGTTGCAAGGTTCTTTGATGCCGCCTGTGCATTTGTTTGAATCGAAGCATTAAACTGTGCAACTGCCGCCTTATCGCCACCAGCAACCACGCTCGCGCCTTTTGCCGCCGCACCGCCGCTGCTTGATGAAGAGGTTATTTTTTGGGTGTTCTGAACCGCCACCGTCGCGCTGCTACTATTGAATAGTCCAGTCGCTGCGACCAGCTTGCCCATCCACTCAACAGCTTTGGCGATTCCGTTTACAAAAAAAGAAACTTTATCGCCAATCCAGCCCATAACCGCACCGAAGTTATCGCCAAACGAACCCGTAATGCCAAATGCGTTCGCCAATTTGCCCAAAGCGTCCCAAAGCCTACCAACCGCCGCACGCAATGGCTCAGAGTACGAATAAGCAGCCGCGACAACTGCAACAAAGGCTGCAATAGCGCCAACAACAACGCCTACAGGGTTCGCAAGCATTGCCGCTGCAACGCCCCTAAATACGCCAATAAGCGAATTGCCCGCACTCCTTAGCGTAAGCATTGAGCCAGCCAACAATCCATTTACAGCAACGTTTAAACGGGCGGCAATTGCAAAGCCACGCAACCCAGCGATTGCGCCAAGCGCCGCAGCCTTGGTGAACGCGAACGAAGTATTCAATGCTAGTGTTGCAAGTGAGGCCGCCTTGCTTGCAAACGAGGTTATGCCAAGGGCTGCATTATAAGCAACGATTGCAACGCCAGCCGTGCCAACAACTGGGGCAATAGCCACAAACGCATCAATGCCGCTTTTAATGCTTTGCGCCAATTTTTCCATTTTCATCGGGTCGGCAACAAATTGGTCGAATTTTTGCAGCAAAGAATCAGCGCCGTTTAAAAGCGATTGAAACGCACCAGTGCGCTGCAACGTTTGCACAAATTTCTCAAAAGTATTACGTCCACGCTCAAACGTTGTGCCAAATGTGCGCGGCAATGTCGCTGCCAATTGGTCAAAGTTTGTGTAAACGCCCTTAAGCGCGTTTGCAATCACTTCTGAGGTAAGCAAGCCATCCGAACCCATTTGCTTTAGCATTCCCGAAGTAGTGCCAAGGCTTTTCGCCAAAGTACGCATAAAAACAGGGCTATTTTCAGCAAGTGACTTCAATTCGTCACCCGCCAGTTTACCCGAGCCAAGAGCCTGCGCAAATTGAAGCATTGAGGCGGATGTTTCCATCGCGCTCGCGCCGTTCATCTTTAGCATCGTTGACAATGTTTGAACCGCATCAATAGCCTCGGTCGCAGGCCTGCCAATTTCTGAATATGCTGGGGCAAGGCGGGCAACTGCTGCTGCCATTGATGAATAAGACGTGCCGACGCGTTGCGCGCGCGTGTAAGTTTCAGCAAGTGCAGCATTGCCAGCCTCTGCCGAGCCGAACGCGTCTTTAAAACGTGCGTCAAGGTTTGCCATTTCGTCTGATGTTTTGCCAATAATCCCAAGCGCCGCCGTCCCGCCAATTGCCGCAACAATGCCACCAGCCGCCCCACCAAATGATGGGGTTTTGATTTTCATATTGTTTGCAGCCGCGCTGATTTTACGAAACACCGCCGTCGCTTTATCAACAGCGGATATTATTATCTTAGTTTCTTGCTTTGCCATTGTTATTATCCATTTTTACCACTTCACGGCAAACATCAAGCCAAAAAATTAGGTCTGAAAATTCCATCGCCATAATGTCTGTAATGCTCACGCCGCAGTGAATCAATCGGGCAAATTGTTGTTT